CAACATCAAGATCCTTCATATATAAATCAAGTTCCTGTAATTCAATATAATCAATCACTTTATCATCAAGAGCTTTCTGAAGACTCTTTGATTGAACAGTTGCATTTGCATTTGCTGGGACTGGAACTATACTTATCTCATATAAATTCGAGTCTTTAAAGTCCCATCCGCCCGTTTTCTCCATACGAACCGCTGTATCCCAATTAGGACGAAAACCTATACTCAAAGTTTTTAGATAATCACCTTTAATCAATTTATAAACAGTATCACCAACAGAATTTTCCTCTGGAGTTGTAAACTGCATCTTTACCATAAGATTTTTATTATCTTTCCATATTTTTGTCGCTCTTGCGATAGGAAGTGAACTGTGATCGTGTGCAAATAGAACAACAGGATTCTTTTTATACTCTTTAATGTCTATACCATCAACTCGAACAATATCTCCGTCACGATCTGTTGTTTCTTTAGATGCTATTGCTATTACTTCGCGGTTGTCTTCATCTGAAGACTTTATCTCCATAACACTTGATTTAAAAATCTTTTCTTTCATTAGTTTGTCTCCTAATTGTTATATAACTGGGGAAATTGTACATCTGCAGTTAGGTGCAGACGGATATGTTTCACCGCTTGGGAATGTACTACCAATAGGTAGTGGACCTGCATTAGCATTTGCCTGGTGTTCTTCTCTTACATCGCTATCTCCAGCTGTTAACCATTCAACTTTATCAACACCGTTTTCCGTATACTCCACCAGAGCCGCTTCGTTCATACCAGCTGTAACTTCGGTTCTAGCAATTGTTATTGATCTTTTCTTTGCCATTGAATACACACCACGTATTCTTTCTGCAATATTATCAATTGTTTCACCATCTGTAACGCCTTCATGTATATTCATCTTGATCTGATTCCAAACTGTGCTATTAATACCGGTAATTTTATTCATACGTCTCAGCACCAGACCTTCATTCAAGACAACATCTCTATCTATACCTATATTCTCTAAAGCAAACTGTTGTCCTGTTTCAACAACGTTTTTCATTACAGGAAGAGTCGCTTTACTAAGAACTTTATCTTCGTTATCCCACATATCACTAATTCTTATGTATATATCTGTATAATTTTCAGATTTACCTTCTTTGAACAATCTTTTTAATACCTGGTTCTTTTGCATCTCAAAAAAGTTATAAATTTTCTTTTTTAATGCCTTTTCAAGTTGATAATGATATCTTAAGAAGCGTTTCTTGGTTTGTGTCTGTCTTCTACTCTTCTCGATACTCTTTGATTCTTCTTCTTCGTCTTCTACAACTGGTTTGGGTTCTTCTGGAATAGGTGCAAACTCTATATCCTCAGAAACATTAATAAGATTCATCATCATGTATTTATCATCGCCTGTTTCCTTGTCTGGTCTGAAACCAAGGTCAAATCTTTCGTTGAGTTCGTTTCTTGAGAATCCAACCTGAATCAGTTTCCATACACTTTCCACATCTTCCGTATATAGATTCTGTAAGACCGGAACCTTAGTGAAGTCAAATTTAACTTTAATGGATGGATCAATATAGTTTATAAATTCACAATTAAGTTTAGATTCTATTCTCAACAGCAATGGCTGTATTGTGGTTTCCCAAAATACACGCTCTTGAACCTCAGCAGTTGCTCGGTTGACTCCTTCTGTAGCGCCAAAGATTGTTTTAGGTACACCAAACGTCTCAAGTATGATATCCCGAGTCATAATCCTTGATTCAATGAAGTCCATCTCTTTATGTGATAGTCCAACAACCTTAAAGTCCATACCACCACGTAAAACAGCAGTTTTATGTGATTTTGATACGCCAGCATGGTTCATGTCCCAGGCTTTTCCTATTTTTCTTAATTCTTTTTCAGGAGTGTTATCATCAACATGAGTTGTTAGAATAAATCCTGGAACTGCACCAGCTTCAAAGAAACGTTCCTGAAATTCGCTGGCTTTATAATCAGCTTTGATCTCAAAGTCAACTGAATCCAATTTTGATAGTCCTCTATATGGATTATATGGGTTATTTGATTTAAAATGTATGATTTCTTCAGTTGTTAATGGAATAGTGTTATTAAACAACCATCCTTTCAATGTTCTGTCTTCATTAAGGACTTCTTTCATCCCACGCGGGTCAACAATTATTATTTCAGCAGGGATCTTTGACATTCCGGTTAATTGCCCCACACTTTGATTTAGATACCAGAACGCTTCTCCATATAGACTGTAGAACATGGTTGTTATTGATAATAGTTCGTAATAAGAAACATGTTTGCTTGGTTTAGCAAATAAATTTCTCAATTGATGATTTTTTTCAATCTCTTCCATGCCTCTATAAAAATTAATAGGAGCTTTTGGGGCAGTATCGGATATAAGGTTAACACATCTATGAACAATATAGGATTGTCGCATTGGTTGGGTCATTTTGCCGTTCAACTGTAAGAGGTTTGCGTCTATTCCTTTCTTCCATTGAGATGCCCAGTCTTTTTCTACAACTGCATCGCTCGGTTTAGCGAATAAGTTCTTTATAAAATTAATCATTTATATTTCTCCTAAACAAATATTAAACTTGCTTTTGGTCTGATGCGACCCCAATGGGTATACATCGGATATCTCATTGCGTCCATTAAATGGTCGTTAATCTTGATCGGATCCTCTAAAACGTTGCCCTGGTTATCCTTTTTATAAGAATAAGCTGGTAATTCCTTACATAAGTTGACAGATTCCTTATCTATATAAAGTTTCTGTCTTTTTACGTAATTCACACCATCTTTTATTGATTTATCTGACTTTTTAGCAATAAAACCTGTTTGATTTAATTCTTTTATTAATTCTGGTTCGGCAGAATCAACATATATCAATCTCTCTCGTCTATACTTAAGAGGAATCAATTCTCCTAACCTTGAAATTAGTGTATTGTGTGTTAGTTTGGTTTCATATAGTAATTCTTTTAAATAAAACTCTTCATCTGCCTCGCCTATCTTGATTAAAGCAGATGGAGCGTTGAAACCTATATCTAATCCGTAAGCAACCTCGTGAAAATGCTTATCTTCTGGGAATTCATCTACATATTCATAATTTGAGTAGATTGCTTCAAGTAATTGACCCCATTGACCCAATGTGTAGATATTATAGTAGGTTTGGTCTATTTCTTTATAAGATTCCAACTCTTTTACGTAATCTGGGTCATTTTTAATCAAAAACAGGTTATGATGGTATGTTGAGTGGTCAATTGTTGCATTTTTCTTCTTGTGTTCGAAAAATTCGTTATATAACCATAATAGCTTGGATATTGGGTTAAAAGATACACAAATTTGCTTATAAGAAGTAAACCCACCTCTTAATCTAAGGTTAACCTGTCTAAAGTCATCAAGTGTACACTCATTGGCTTCTTCAAGCCATACACCGGTGATACCATAGATGGATTTCAGCTTTTCGGGATCGTCCAAACCAGTACATATGATTTGGGATCCGTTCTTGAATGTGAAACTCATATCTGACTGGTTGATTTTGACAAAAGATTCATCCTTGAGACCCCAGTCTTTTAGTATACCATCGAACAACGCATAGATTGACTTTCGACATGCCGGTTGAGTCTTGCGTAAACACAAAACCTTATGTATGATATTGGTTTCTAACCCAACAATAATCCTAATTAGTATCTTTTGAGCTATAAAGACTGATTTACCTGATCCAGCACCACCATATGTAACCAAATAACGATCTTTATTGGTTAAAAGTGGTAAAAAGTGCGGATTTATTATATCTTTAATATTTGAGAGATCAATATCAATCATTGCGTTGGACATTTTAAAAATCTCCTGGTTTATATCCATCAGGGAGACTGCCACCTATGGTAACAGTCAATTTCTTGACCGTACTATCTACAACTCTTTCCGTGGCAGGTTTTGGCATTGATTTGTGGATCATATCCGCAGCTTTGAACTTATCGTTCAATGTAATCTTGGCATCTTTCGATTCAATGATAGATGTTAGGAATATAAATAGCTGTTCACTATATGTTGCGGCAAAATCTTTAAATTTAATCTCATCAATTTTACCTGGTTTGTATCTTTGAAGAGCCATGTCCCCAGTTAGAATCTTGTTCGTACCTATCTCACGTTTATTTCCATCTACATCAACAAAAATATCTGGTTTAATGGGTAGGCACTCTTGAGGTTTTGGTTTATATACTTCTGGAGCAGATAATGGTGAGTTGGGATACTGTTCCACATAGTCAGCAACAGACATATCGTGTTTTCTAAGGTGTGTAGAATTAATCATCTTAAAATGTTCTCTACAAACCATACACATGACATATCCTTCCTTGAAATTAGGGTCTTCTTCTACATCTACTGTATCTTCAAAGACAATTTCTTCAAGTCCCTCTGCTAATGCCATATTTTATACTCCATACTATAGGTAATTTATTGTTTGTTCTGTTTATGGGAAGAGATCT